TCCCACCCGCCTTGCGCGAACTGGTCACTGATCTTGAGCTTCATTTTGTCGACGCGAAGCTGAGCTTCCTGCATCATCTTGAAGCGGAAATCCTGCGCGACCATTTCCCGAAGCTGGAGCATTTCCATCTTGGACGGCGCTTGCCCCGTGGTTTGGACGAGCTTCAACACCTCATCGGCGAAGGCACTCATGATCTCTTTCTGCTGAACAGGCGACAACTCGGGGATGGGCGTGGGCTGTAAGTCCCACGGGGGCGTCCCGGTATCAAGCAAGATGTCCCGCAACCAACTCTCTGCGGCCCGACACTTCACGTCGGTGATCATCATATAGACCTCGGAACCGCCCTGATCCCGAATCTGCCTGAGCTTGTCAGCCTCATACTCGCCGTTGCGCTGGCGCAAGGCCCGCAACATTTCATACTCTATGGGCTTCTTCGCCATCTGCGCGGCATCCCAACACTCGCGGAGGTACGCCGTGATGCCAAGCATCAGCGAGTCACTCTGGCGATCCTGAAGAGCGCGGTCAGCGTCTTCCCGCTCCTGCCGTGCTAGGTCGGTATTGTTCACCACGCGCAGAAACGATAGACCGGCCATTAGAACCTCTTGGTAATGCTGACGGATGTTATGGGCTTGCCCCTGCTCCCGCGTGTCTCACCGGGGGAGGGCGCTTCACCCATCATCGGCGGCAGGTTCATCGGCTCGTACTCCTTGCGGATGGAGACCGAAGTGCCACCGGGGGTATCGTAAGACACGCCGAGGTTAGTCATCCCACGACCTTTATATGTCTTACCGCCTTCTTTAACCTTGTACCCGTACCCACCGACCTCAGCCCGCACCCGACCACTCACCGGTATACTCAGGTTGAGGTCCATATCAGCTTTACGGCGCTTACCCCTAGCATTACCAGAGACGACAAGCCCACCCCCTTCGTACTTGGGGAGCGAGTCAAGACTGCCCTTCCCCATCTTGGGGTTGGTGGATGTCATGGTGTAAGACTTGGTAGGCTTCATCAGGTACCCCTGCCGGTCTACGGCCTAGTACCAAAGAGTATACACACGGTCAAGATATTTGCAAAAGCAAATAGAAACACCCCTGAACTAACGGCTTAGAGCAGGGGTGTCGACGAGATACACTGTGGAGGTGTAGCGTCGTCAAGTATACTGGATGTTGACTACTATGTCCAACCTGCGGCGTGGACCCGCTTCACTTCACGCTTGGCGGCAGTCACCGACCCCACGGGACTATCTAAATGCAACATTAGGTACTGGAGTGCCTCGGCAACGTGTGAGTGCTTGTTCTTGTCGATCACGTTGTCCTGCTTCTGCTTGTAGCGATAACCCCCCATCATCGCGGCCTTGAGCCGCGTACACCGGGGGTCCACGACGAACGCCGGGTCGCCATCGACCTGCCTCATAAGGTACTCGTCAACCGCGTTCACACGCGCAGAGATATTATTAGTCTTGGCAGGGATGACCCTGAGATTCTCAGCCTTGATGATGTCCACGGCACTGCGCTCGTCCGTCTGCGCCCTCTGCACCCCCGCCGGGTCGACCACGACGAGTATGGGAGACCCCGCGAACCGCTCATATAGTAGTGGCTTCAACTCCGTCCGGATGAACCGCTGTATGCCCATGTCAAACGAGACCCTCTCGTCCAGTATCAGCACCCGCCCACGGGCGTCCTGCTGACCAATAATTGCCGCAGGTGTCAACCCGAGGTCCATCCCCACGATGATGGGCCGAGCGCCGTTGGCGATGGGTCGTAGCGGGCCGGAGGCCATGTGGTAGTCCGGCCGGAAGTACTTGTACACCGGCGTCCCCGCCAGCGACAGGCCGTACTCACCATCTATATAGACGCGGATGTACTCGTCACTGCGCCCTTGGATGTCGTAGTACCCCTCGGGCAGGTTCTCTATGTTCTCGGCGTAGGCACTGCGCCCCGAGGGCTGTTTGTACACCGCCCACCCGTTGTTGTTAGGCGAGACGCCATCCTTGGGATCAAGCCCCTCCATTTGGAAGTACCACCAAGTGTCCATCGTGGGCGGGTTAGTGTCACCCCACATGCCAAACCACGTCGGCCCGCCATCCTTCGACGACGGATAACGACCAATACGTTTTGACATGGCATCCACGATGTCCGGGTGGATGTCCCTGCACTCGTTGAACCACGCACCGGTCAACTCCAGCGAGTTGAGGTTAGCCACATCGTCCGCGTCGTCCAGTGCGCGGAACATAATCTCAGCCTCGACATCCCCGACCTTGAAGAAATAAGTCTTCGTCGTCCGCATGTACTCGCCACACTGCCCCGGCGGGAACCAATCCAGAAATGTCTTTATGGTGGTGTCCTGTAACTGGCGCACGGTCTCTCTGACCACCGCCCACCGCGACTTACGCACCCCTCGCGGGTTAGGGTTCTGCATACTCGCCCGACGAATCAACTCAAAACAACAAGTCACGCTCTTACCACTGTTGTGGTGGATAGTCCCGTCGGCAGTCACATAGTTGTTGGTATCGAGGACCTGCAAATCCCAATACGACCGCTTGCGCGCCTCCCGCTCAATTGATACTATGGGCCTGTCGGATACGGAGGTTAAGTAGAATGACTCATCATAAATCTCAGAACACTCAGCGGATCGTGGCGCTTGCGGATGGCACTCTGTCCTCCACGCAGATCGCGCAGTCCGTTGGGCTGTCCCCTCGCTATGTGCGGAAAGTAATGCTCCGGCTGGACTTGCCCCGGCTAACAGAGGGTGCGCAACCGGGGAAACAAAACCACCAATACCAGTCAGGACGCCGGATAGACCAAGACGGGTATGTGCTTGTAACCGCTCCCAAAGACCACCCGTACGCAAGACTTCGGACGCACCGGGATACCAAGTTGATGTTTGAGCATCGACTTGTTCTTGAACAAACTCTAGGTCGATACCTTCTTCCTGAAGAAGTTGTAGACCATATCGACGGGCTGACGCTGCATAACGCGCCAGAGAACCTCCGGCTGTTCGCCTCGAACGCCGATCATCTTTCTGCGACAAAAGCAGGCTGTGGGCCAAGGTTGTCAGCGGCTGGGAGCCGGAATACTGGGATACGGACTGACCTTGGGAAAGAGATCGAACGTGTCGATATGCACGCGACCCGTCGTAAACGAGGTGATGTTCGTTTGCGGCAAATTCTCCTTGCGGCGTTGTCACTCGGTATAGATAGTCCGTACCTTTCGGGAAGCTCCCCCCACACCAAGAAAGCTGGAATCGACATGACGTCTCGTTCCACGATAGAACGCGCATTGGCCGATCTATACGCGCGATGGGAAGCAGGCCATACTCAGTAACCACGAGGGTTTCGGGCGCTAAGCACCCTACAGGCCCCATGAGAACCCGCATTTTGCGGTTGTCCTGCATGAATTTCGCCCCTGTCGGGGGCGGCGTGTAGTCAATTGACAGCGACATGGGCAGGCACCAGCGGTTCCAGCAACATAACCACGAACTTACGCCCCGAGCGCTTGGTTTTGACGATCTTCGTCCTGAAAGAGACGTTGTTTCGCTTCAGAGCGAGGGTGAAATTGTGGTATTCCGCTGAATTATGTAGCTCAGCCGTGGGTAAACCCTCAAAAACTGTCGAGAATTTACTCATCAACGCCATCGGAATAGCCATCTGACACCTCTTCGGGGGTATTTTCGTGTTCTATCACCGTCGCTTCGTGGGATTGACCACCAAGATTGATCGTAATTCGTACACCACCGGCCAATCCAGAGGCATCTACGTCGTTTTTTGGCTCCAACCCACCCCATTTGACCGTCGATTTGATGAGGTCAGCCTTCACAGCGGGGCTTACAGACGGGTCGTGGATCAATAACCACGATGTTGTCAGGAGTTCTTCGGCTTGGGCGCGGGCTTTGAGACGGAAGGTGACACCTTTATCCCTGACTTCTCCACGGTAATGCTCCACTTTCTTCAGAAAGGAAGCGTCCTGCTTGAAAACCAGCAAGTCCGTGACGGAAATGTTGTTCCTCGCTATGACTTCGTTGACCGTTTCTCCACTGCCCTCAAGAAGTAGGGCAACGTCGAATGCCAAGCGATCTGACCAGCGAGGGCGGGGTGCCATGTAAGTCATAGGGGGAGTGTAGACAATGGGGCGGGTGTTGTCTAGTGGGACTATGGTGCCAGTTTAGTGTGTAGGGGCGGGGATTTTTTGGGGGGCGCGACAAATTGGGTCTCGGTTGGGGGTGGGTGTAACTTTACACGTTGGTTTTTTGGGTGGTGTCGTGTGTGACTTACCATCATACGGGGGGAGGGGGCACAGCCAGTCCGACTGCCCCCCTGCAAGCCTAGTGGGGGGATGCTGGCGCAAGCGTTTCAGCCTATAAAACAAGCGAAAAAGATGAAAACAGCGTCGAATTAAACTTGACACGGATGTCAGGTTATGGGAATCTAAGGGTGTCGGCGATCACACCTGAATCGCCACGCAAACGAAGGACTACCTTCGGCGCGGATGGGACGACCATACGCAAAGGCTCTTTAACAGTTCGGACAACAGGCGCGTCTGCATCCAGTGTAAGCGTGTGGACGTGACCTGAAACCTGCAATCCACAATGTAGAAGGACAGTGTTATGTCACGCGTATTCAACGGTAGCGTTTCGATCACCACTAAAGTCACCAAGGCAGGAGTCAAGGTTCTCACCTTGAAGCCTGACCAGAATGGCAAGTGGAACAGCGACAACGTCGGAGAGTGCCTCAAGAAAGTGATGGAGTTGCACAAGTCGGAGGGGTTGCCCCTCGATGAGTGGATGTTGTTTAGCCCGAAGCTCGCCAAGGGCGAAAAGGCATCGCCGGTACTCCTCGCTCGCAAGCGCTTCGGCACCCCGTATATCGCGCTGCTCGCAGCGCAGAAAACGGCGGTAGCCGCTAAGGTCGAGACCAAGCCACAAGTGTGGTGACACAAACCGGCCCCAAGGATGGGGCCACCTTTTAGGAGAATGAAATGAAGATGGCAAGCTGGAAAAATGAAAAGGTCTCACGCTGGCACGACTTCTGCTTCTGGGCAGTCGTCATACTGATCTGCGTCAAGTGGGACTGATCGAATGGGGTGGCGCAAGCCGCCCCAACCTTAATGAAGGAGATTGATATGAGTCTGTTAACAGATCAAGGGCAGTCCCTTGTGGACGCCCACGGCGGCTACGTCGCCGCTATCACGGCCCTGCGTCAGCAGGGCTACACCGTGGCTGATGGTCTCGCCGTAGATGGTGGTGTGCGCCTAGCGAAACGTGGCGGTGGTTACCAAACCGCTGTCCACTGCACCAACGACGTAATCGCGCTGGTGCGGGGTTGCCCCGCCAGCCACGCAGTCGTGGCATATAAGTGACCAAAGCCCCGCCGAAAGGCGGGGTTTTTTTGTGCCTGAAACTTGACAACTTTACACGTCAGGGCTGGCCGATCTAGGCCTGTAACTTGACAACTTGACACGGGGTTAGCTATCTAGCAGGTGAACCCTTCACCCATACGTCGGGGGGATGTAGGGCGCTACTTTACACAGGTACAGTACAGTAGGTACCGAACACCGAGTATGTAGTATATACTTGACATGTCAAGTTGTCAAGTTAGCGTGTATAGTTATGATAACTTGACACGTCATGTCAAGTTAGACGTGTAAAGTTATGGTGTAAAGTTAGCATAACTTGACACGTAGTGTCAAGTTAGACGTGTAAAGTTAATAACTTGACGTGTAAAGTTACCTACAACTATCTACGATTTTGGCCAACTATCTACAAATCTAGGCGAAAAACAGCCCCAAAAGCCATGGGTGCTAACTTTACAACTTGACATGACCAAAGCCTTGATCCACAAGGATTTTCTTTCTTACTATACATATTTACTATCTAAACTATCTAAAGTATCTATGATTTTTTCCTACCCTTTCGCGTAGGAAATTTTTTTTTAAGCCGCTACAACTCTAGGACGATCGTATCATTTTCCAACAGATAGATACCTAAACCACCTACCTCTTCCGTAACCCCTTGATTTTACTACACTTAGCCTTCCCAAAATGTAAAGTTATCCCCAAACTATACACGCCAAAATCTAGATAGCACAGATAGTTCCGCGCCCTCCCTTCTCGCTAAGTCCTTGTTTTCTGGATATATTCTGTTCCAGCCGTGTAAAGTTACTCCCCTTTACCTAGTCCCTATTCCCCCCTAACCCCCCAAAACTTGACACGGCGGCCGGCCCCGTGCCATGCTGATGGGGTCGAGGCAGTTCGCCCCGACATTCATGAAAATTTTGAGGTAACGACCTTATGAACAAACATATTAAACAATACAAAGCCCGTAGCGGTGTAATGATGTTCAAACCTAGTGTCCAACTGATCCAACAGATGGATGACGACATGCAAGGCTTCTGCCTTGCATGTGGAAACGTTAACGACTCTGTAGAACCCGATGCCCAACGGTATGAGTGTGAGTGCTGTGGTGAAGAGAAAGTATACGGCGCTTC